CCCGTCGAGAACCACATCACATCCCCCGGCAGAGGGGAATCGACGGCGGGGAAGTGGGCACCCAAGGCCTGAGCCCCGGCAACGGCAACGGTCTCGAGGCACCAGGACGCAAAGGCTGCGCACCAGGGCAGCCCCGTGGACACGTGACAGCGCTGCAGCCACTCGTCGACACGGTGACCGCGGTTGCTCCCGGGCGGGTCCTCGGTGACACCCAAGGCAGACTGAGCCCGGTGCACGACTGCGCGCCTTCGGGGGCTGCAGCTGAACAAGTCGAGCGCCCACTGGGTGAGCGGGCCTATCGCGCCGTCGATACTGAGCGGGCGATCGAAGACGTCCACGTGGGAGCGCTGGAACTCGCGGACGTCCTCAGGGGTCACAGCCCGAATGCCCCGAGGATAGCGTCAATCAAGTCGCTGAACTCGGGCCAGTGCTTGGCGGCGAGCTTGCCCGCGATGACCAGGACCGGCGCCATGGCAGCGAACTTGCCGAGCTCGATGGCTACCTTCCCCGCCTTCTGCCCCCGGGTCCGCGGCGCGAGGCCCGGAGCGCTCGAGGTCAGCGCATTCGTCAGCTGCTCGCGCGCAGCGTTGCGCTCTTGCCGAAGCCGCATGTTCTCACGCTTGAGCGTGAGCCTCTCCATGTCGACACCGATGCCGGGCTGGGTGACTTCGTCCCTCGCCACGGGGAAGGGCGGAGGGTACGGCGGGGGCCGCATCTCATTGGTCACAGTCCACCATCAGGCCGCGCCTGGCAGGCCTTCACGCGCCGAGCTACCTCCTTCACATCCCCGAGGGTGATGGTGTCCGGGTCGAGTGGGAGAGCCGTTATGGCGTCCACACGGCATTGCAGGAGCGACGGAGCGTTACACGCGCCGATGACCCCGGCGCCGAGGAAGAACAGCACGACGCCGAGCCCGCAGCCCCCGAGGATTGGTTGCAGCATGGTACCGGAATGATACACCCGCGCCGGGCGTGGCGCCATTCGCACCAGAGGGTGCTTGGCAGGGCCGTCCATAGCGTGTACCTTGCTTTCCGGGGTGGGCCCCTACCGTCCCCAACGAGCTGTCCCCCCCGGCTCGTGGATGGTAGGGGCTAGCCCTTTTTACTCGGCACCCACTGCACGGTGGCGCGTGGCGTCTTGGACGATTTCAGACTCCAGTCGCGCTCGGCGTGAGAGAGCAAGTCGTCCAGCGTGGGCGGCTCCCCGCTCGCGAAGGCCGTGGCAAGAGTCCTGACAAGCTCGTTCTGCTGCTCGATATTGCGCTGCTGCTCGCGGCGCAAAAGCTCGCGACAGCAGTTCCTCTCGCGAGTAAGCCGCCAGGTGTTCTGGGCTAGATACGAGCCAAGCCCAAGCGCCGCGAATAGCACGTCGTACAGGGTGCGATGGTCGTACATTGGAGGCCTTCATTCGTATTCTCCCGTGTTTCCCTAGGCGTTGCACTTATTTGGTACTCTTGCAGTATCACCCCTGCGAGTCAGACTGAGTGGATGAAACTGGGTGTGGTGTTCATGTTGTTGCTGGCGGGGTGCTCGGGCTGCGCGGGCGCAGCCGATGACCCGGCCGTCGTGGAGCCGTCGCCCTGCGAGCCGCCTCCGCTCGGCTTCGTTGCCTGGCAGTCAGGCGACCTCGTCAACGTGTCCAAGAAGTTGAGCGGCAGGGTGGGCTCTGTCGAGTTGCGCGCAGAGATGCGGCACGTGGACGCCGCCACGTTGCCGGCGCAAGTCGACTTCGGTGCCGAGCTCATCGAGGTGCGCCCTGACCTCTCACTGTGCCTGCTCCACCGGTGACATCAGAGTGGTGAGGGCCTGGTGCCCCACCACGAGCCGGGTATCTGCCCAGAGCTGTACACCCTCGCCCCACAAGCGACGCCAGAGTGAGACATCGTCGGCGCAGTACTCGAGCCGGTCTCCCCAAAAAGACACGAACGGCACACAGAAGGGCCACCACTCGCCCGCCTCTGGGTCCTCCAGTGCCGCCAGTTTCCTGCTCAGTTTGAGCAGGCTCGCGCGTGAGATGCACGCAAAGCCGAGCCCCGCGTACTCTGCCCGCCGGCACCCGTCGCTCTCGTCCTCGGCGCCGGGCGCGTGGCACGCCCACGCCTTGCCCGAGCGCAGCGCGTACAGGCCCGTGACGGCGTCGGCCTCGCTGACCCGTGGGTGCTCGGCGAGAGTCTGAATCTGCTCGGCCGTGGCCACGATGTCAGCATCGACGCAGACGATGCGGTCGGCGCCGTGGTTCAGAGCGGCGGTGAGTAGCATCGAGCGGGCCCGCGGCAGGTCGCTCATACCGTACACCGGCAGCCAGGGCAGGCCGCAGGCTTCGAGAGACGAGCGCAGCGTGGCGTTGATGTGCTCGCGCACGGGTAGCGTGATGATCGTGCTCATGTGATCAGCTGCGGGTAGATGGGCCGCCAGCGTGATGAGGTGCCATCGTAGATGATGCCGCACACCCCATTGAGCAGGATACCGAAAGTGGTGCCGCTCGTGAGGAGAAAGCGGTTGGCCGCCGAGGAGCCCGCGTTCTCATGCTGCAGCCGGATGAGGTCAGGGCCGAGATTGACCAGCCACTTGAGCTCACCCGAGGCGCCCGCCGAGGCCCCTTGGATGTCGCGAGTGGTGCCGCCGCTCGTTGAGAGCCGGACGACGTTGGCCGTGCTCCACCCCGTTGGGTTGTAGTCGTTCTGGTTGGCGCCGATAGCGGCGGGGCTGATAGTGCCGGCGAACGTGACCGACGCCCCATGCACGACGGTGCTGGAAAAGGTGTTGGTGTTGGTGAATGTGTTGGCGGTGGCCGCTAGGATGTCCGGGAAGGGGCCCGACATCGTGCGCCAGCGCGCGCTCGTGTCGTCGTACCGGAAGAGCATCGCTCCTCGCGGCGCAATACTCAGGTTCAGGGCGCTCGGGAGAGTAAAGCGGTTGGCCGCCGTGCTCGATGCGCTCTCGTGCGCGATGGTGAGGGTGTCCACCGTGTCGATGTTGCTGATGAGCAGCAGCTCGCCGTTGGGTGTGACACCGTCCGGTACGACGCCGGTGAGAGTCTGGTTGCCGGTCAGGGTGGCGCGGATACTCGTGGTGCCACGACTCGTGCGGGTGAGGTTGTCCTGCTGCGCTGCCCAGGTCGGGCTATCGGAGGTCGCGAGCCAGAGCTTCGCCACCGAGCCGACGGTGCGCCAGCGGGTGTTGCTGTAGATCAGAATGACCGCGTCGTTCTTGGAGAGCCTCCAGTCCCGGATGCCCGGCGTGCGGATGCTGGTCGTGGTGTTGCCGGAGTTTTCGATCAGCGTGACGTAGTCAGAGGTTGTGGCGTCACGCACCGACAGCACGAACCAGAAGCCATCGGGCTTCGCCGTGAAGCCGTCGATGTTCGCTTCGGTCAGGCCCTGGAGCGTGACAACGCCACCGCACTCGAGCGCGGTGATATCGAAGACGTTGAGGTCGCCGGCAGTGGTGGCGCTGTTGACGTTGGAAGTCGCACCGATGTACTTCATCGTGGCCGTGCCGTCGCCGGAGAGACTGGAGCCCGCCGCCCCGGTCCCGAGCACGTTGGCGTTGGCATTCAAGGCTGACGCGACGAAGCCCGTGAGCGCAGCGCGCTGGAACTCGTGCGCCGTGCCGTCGTAGACGATGCTGGTCGAGTCGACGTTGGCCAGGGGCACGGCAGCGGGCGGCGCGGTCACCGTGCCGATGTTGCCGAGGAACGTGTCGCGGGCCACGGGACTGAGTGCGCCGACAGGGATGGTCGACCCGGCGGCAGAGACGCCCGCGATAAAGCCGATGACGACCGGCTCGCCCTCGACGAAGGGGTCGGTGTCGCTCGACTCCACGATGGTGACGCCGAGGTCCCAGTACGCCCCCTGGTCCGTCATCGTGTTGAGGTCAAAGCGCAGGAACCGACTCGGGTTGATGGCGTCCACCATCGTGAGCACCCCGAGCGGAGTCGTGGGTCCGCCACTCATCACATCGAGCCAGGGCGTCACGTCCTGCTGCCGCCCGTTGCTCTGCGATACCCGGACGATGGTCGCCGTGTTCTGAACCGCCTGGTTCAGGCGCATGCGCCCCGTCGTCGGGTCAGCGTTGGCCGTGGCTGTCGCGAAGTAGTAGGCGAGTGGATTGGCGGAGGGAGCGTTGTCGGCGACCTGCTTGAAGACTTCGTTCGTCTTGTCGCGTGTCGTGCGCACCGCAGGGCAGAGCTCGCGGTTGACGTAGTCGATGAGGTTCTCGAGCGTCTGCGGCCCGCTGAAGGGGCGGATAGCGCGCACGACTCCCGTGCGCTGCTGGTCGTAGCCAGCCTGGCGTTGGGCCTCGGTGAGCTGCCGGTCGTTACACGCCATCGACGATGACCACGTCCGTATGCCGCACAAAGAGAGTCGTCTGACTCGTCTGGTTGATGGTGCCGGCGCCCTGCCAGAAGCCCGTGTGCCGCTCGGCTTTGCGGGCCAGCCAGAGCACGTGGTAATTGCCGGTCGAGTCCTTCACCATGGCGTTGGCCCCGACTGGGTAGTGGGTGCCGGCGACGGGCGCGGCGTTGTAGAGCCACTCGAGCTCGGTGCCGTCCACGCCCTCGCGCAAGAGGAACCGCACGGTGGTCGGGTCCGCCTCGACGTCGCTCGAATTGGTGAAGACGGTGGCGAAAGTGATGTCTTGTCCGACGTGTGCCATTCAATCCTCCGTGGCCGAGCCGCGCGCAGTGCGGGCCGTGAAGCGTGACGTCGGCTCGCGTGCGGCCGAGCTCGTGTGGGGCCCGTTCGTCGACGCTACCGAGCGGGGGTGGGTCGCCGCCGACACCCTGCCATCTACCGTGGGCGCGGCTACCGTGACGCTGCCGCTTACGCTGACGGACACGCCTGCGGCCCCGCTCACCGATGGGTGAGGCGCCGAGACCGACCCGGCCACGCTCACGACGTTGACGTTGACCGAGCCGCTCGCCGTGGGGGCAGGGGCGGCAGCGCTGCCGCTCGCGCTGACCTCGATGCCGGCGGCCCCACTGACGCCGGGGAGCGGCGCCGAGGGGGTGCCGCTCGCGTTGACCCCGGCATCGAGGAAGATGGCCCCGGCGTAGTCGGGCGAGGTCGCCGTCGACACGCCCACCGTAACGGCGCCAGCTCCCGTGACGAGGCGATCGGCGTAGTAGCCGCCGCCCGTGTCGTAGCGCTCGTTGGTGTTGGCGACGGGGGTGTGGGTCGTCGAGACCGCCTCCATGCCGAAGACGATGACCCCGCCGGTATTGGGCGAGAAGCTCGCGCTCGGCACCCCCGTCGCCTGCTGCCCGCCCTGGAACGAGCCGACGCCCGTGTAGTGGGCGGCGACCACCGTGTCGACGGATGAACCCGTGACCGCGAGCGTTGCCGAGCCCACCGGGGGGCTGAGCATGTAGAAAACCTGGACGAAGCCGTTGGCCGTGTTGGCCACCGACATCGCCACGCCGTTGTAGGTCGCCGATTGGGCGGTGTTCGTCGAGGAGTAGAGCGCGACCGCAACCAGGATGCGGTCGGTGCCAGCGGCCACCGTGACCGAGCGCGAGGCTGCGCCGGTGGTGACGCTGACGAATGCTGCCATGGCTCAGCTCACGACGCGGGCCAGGTGATGACGAGACTCGTGAGGTTCACGGTCTGTCCACTCGTGATGGTGTCCGAGCCCGTGACGACGCCGCCCCACTGCACGGTGCCAGCGCGGTCCTTGATTTGGTAGTTGTCGACGGCGGTGGCCGTGCCGGCGGAGGCCGTGGTGCTCAGCGTCACCCCTGCCAGGGTGATGGCACCGGTCGATGCTGCCCCGAAAGGCGTGTTGCTCAGGTTGAACGTGGCGAGCGTGGTCGTGCTGTTGCGCAAGAGCAACGCCGCCGTGCCGCCGCCGGTCGCGATGAGCGTGGTGAAGGCGTCGGCCTGCGCATTGCGCGCGGCCGTGGCGATGGGGAATGAGGCGGATGGCGCGCCGAGCGTGAGCGCCATGTTATGGGCCCTTTCCTAGTTCGTAGAGCTGCGCCTTGAGGTGCTCAATCTCTGCTCGCAGCCGCTCAATCTCTGCGATGAACAGGCGAGCCATCGGGTCCGGGTGAGGTTCCACGTGAAACACCGCCGCGACGACGGGGGCGGGCACCGAGGCTTGGTTGTGGTGCTGGGTCATGCGAGTGTGAGGCTCCCTTCGAGACTGAGCAGGCCCGACGAGGCCATGCGCAACACGAGCGCGTTCAAGGTCTGCGTGGTCGCGGCCGTGACAGTGAGGCTCGGCGTCTCGATGTCGCCGCCGCCGCCGACCAAGCTGATACTGCCGGTGAGCGCGGTCGCACCGCTCGTCTGCCCGACGATGACGAAGCGGTTGGCGGTGCCCGCAACAGCGGTGCCCGTGCTGGAGAGCGGGGTCGAGAGGGTCGAGCTGAGCGACAGGCTGCCCGACACGGCGGTCGCAAAGGGGGTGCCCGTGCTCGACACTCCGAGGTTGAAGACGCACAGGGCCGTGTTGCTCTGGTAGACGGTGAGCGTGGCCTGGCTCGCGCCGACGACCATGAAAGCTTCAAAGCCGTCGAGCATGGCGGAGCGCGCGCTGGTGGAGATGCTGAGTGTCATGGTGTCATCCGTTCGGGTCGTCGTAGGCGAGCTCGACCCGCTTGTTGTTCCGCTTCTCGACGAGCTTGGTTGCCTGGATGGTGCCCGAGAGCAGGTCCTTGATGAACTCGTTGAAGAGCTGCGCAGCCGAGCGGCGGCGGGGCTTGCCCCTGGGCGTGTAGGGTTTGCGTCGTGAGGCCATCAGGGTCCTTTAGAGCGGCTCGAATGCGGTGAGGATCGCGCGCTCGGTGGTAGTGAGCAGGCCGCCGCCGCTTATGCCGCCCGGGCCCTGTAGCGCGAAGATGTTGCGCGCCATGTCGCCCACGAAAGGTTGCGTGCCCGCGGTGCTAAAGGCGCCGATGGAGATCGAGACGGTCGGTGTTTTAGTAACTGCGGGCATGGCGGTGTCGGCGCTGAAATTGAGCGCCTCTTTGCCGCTGCCCATGTTGAGATAGCACTTGTCCGCCTCGAGGGTCTGCCCGCCGTCGTACTCGAAAGACAGCGGGTATTTGGTGCCGGCAACAAACACCCTCGTCGAGATCGCTAGGCGCTGCACGCCGGCACTCGACCAAATCTGCATAAAGAAAGTGCCGTTGGTGTCGAACCCAATAGAGTACTGATCCGCCCCGGCCGGGCGCAGGCAGAATATGAGCGACTGCACTGCGAAGGACGTGGGTTTGACCCACGCGAAGAAGCCAAACCTCACGGTCGCTGAGTTGTTCGCCGCAACGGCCCAGGTGAGATCGTTCGGGCTGGCGAACGTCATGCTTCCGTCGGCGTTACCCGTCGGCCTATTGGTGCCGCTCGCCGTGGCCGGGTTCGCTCCGTTGAGCACGTCCCGCACCGACGAGACTGCGCCGACTGTGTCGTTTCGCAGCCACGCCGAGACCGTGCCCAACTGCAACACCTGGTTGAAGAGGCTACCCTTGAAGCTGCCGCGTGCTCCGCCCATTACACTCCTGCCGAGGTGCGGTCCTCAGAATCGAGGCTCATATTGACGTTGAAGGGCGCAACTTGCCGGAGCGCGCCGTTGGTGAACTTCACCCGCACATCCGCGTAGGGACCGATGAAGATTTCGTCAGTGAAGGTTGTCGAGTCGCCGACGGGTTCGTTCGTCAGCGAGGCGTAGAACTCCACCCAGTTGGCGCCGCCGTCGATGGAGTACTGCGCCGTCACGCTGTTGCCGGTGGCGTTGGTGACCGGGGTGATCGAGTACGTGAACCAGTAAAAATCGGCGACGTTCTGCAGGTTGCGCGCGCCCATCGCGGTGACCGAGTTGAAGAGCACGACCGCCTCGGCGGGCGCAGGTAGGCCCGTGCCGTCTGCGGTCTGCGTGGCCTTGAAGGGGATGCGGGTTTTCAGAGCGCCCATGTTTACTTTGCCTTCCGTTCAATCATTGCTTTGCGTCCCGCTCAATCGCGTCCGGCTGGTCATCGAGGCTCGTGCCGACGAGGTTCAGCATGCTGCCGGCGAGCCCGCCGCGTCCGCCGCGCAAGGGGCTGGTGGCGGCGTCGCCGTATTTGCGCAGTGTGGGCACGCTCCGGAGCGCTCCGGACTGGAAGACGCGCCCCGGTGAGAAGGGCAGGTGCCCTTGCCGGATACCGCCGAGGTTGGAGACCTCGTTCAATCGGTCGAGCATGCCGAGCACGCGCTGCTGTTCGAGCTGCCCGAGAGAGCCCGAGCGCACCGCTGCGTCGCGCAGGGCATTGGAGGCCTCGGCCTGGCCGCTGCCGACGTGCGCGTATTGCACGAGCGGCTGGAAGGCGTCGCCGCCGGGGGCGGCCCGGGACATCTCGTCTTTGGCGGCACCGATGAGCCGCGAGTGCTCGTTCTGTTTCTTGGACCAGCCGCCGGCCTCACCATTCATGGGGCGGGCGTCTCGGTCTTTGAGGGCGGCGTAGTAGAGCTTCTGCGCGTCGCGAACGTCCGGGTCCGTCGAGTCCTTCAGCTGCTGGTACGTCTTGATGAGCCGCTCGTGCTGCTCGGCGGTGTAACGCCGGGGCGACACGTAGACCTTGTCGACGCCGCGCCGCTTTAGGGTCTGCGCAAAGGGTTCATCTTCTGCCGCAGCCGGCGCGTCCAGGTCGATCTCGCGCGCGCCGCTCGATGTGGGCTTGGCGCCCTTGGGGGCCGTCTGCTCGAGGAGGTCCCTTTTCCAGGTTGGGCCGAGGAAGTTCTCGGCCTCGTCTACCGATAGCTCGTGGGCTCCCTCGGTCTTCGCCGTGGACACGCCCGACAGCTCGTTGTTGAACTGCTCGCGTGTCCAATTGGCGGCAGGCTTGCCGGCGCCGATGACCTGGCTCTCCGCGTGCTGCGAGCGCAACAGCTTCAGTTGCGTGCCCACGACCTCCGTGTCGGGCAGCAATTGCTGCCCCTCGCGGGTGGGGAAGAAGGCGTGCTCCGCCTTCTGGACCTGCAGGGTCGTCGCCTCCTTGTTGGCCTTCGTCGAGGCCTCGATGGTGGGCTTCAGGTCGAGCGCGTGGGTGTCGACGGAGGTGTCGCCGCGGGCGCGGGCGCGCTCCACCACTTCATCGAGCTCGGCTGGCGCCTTGGGCCCGCTACTCGTGAGGGTGCCGCCGGCACGCTCGAACTCCTCCGGCAGCCCACTGAGTAGCCCGCCAGGGGATGTGATCCACTGCGAGGTGCCGTTCATGGCGGCGCCCCCGACGTCAGCGGCTACGCCCGTGCCGAGTCCGAGGGCTGCAGCAATCTTCATGCGGTCGCTGGCGCCCGGCTCAAACTCGGGAGCCTTGCCGTCCCGCGCCGCGTTCATGCCTGCGCCCACGACTTCGCGGCCGCCTTGCTCGGCGAGGCCCGCCCCGCCCGCTGCTGCGCCAGACACGAGCGCGCTGCGCAGGACGCCGGGCGCAGCACCCGCGAGCGGACGGGCAAGCCTGGCCGCGCCGCCATAGATTGCGCCGGTCGCCCCGATGGGGTTCAGTGCGCCGAGGACCGCCCCGCCCCCCGACAGCCAGGGGTGCTCCGCCATGATTTGCTCACGGCTGGTGTCGCCCTGGCCCACCGTTTCGGTGCTGGGCTCGTTCGCTGCCGACCGCTTGATGTCGGGCCCGATGAGGCGGTCGAGAGGGCCCGAGAGCGCGGCCAGGGGCTCCATCTGGCTCCCCACGCTCGCCGCCTGCGCGACGTTGCCGGCGTTGGCTGCCTGCCGAGCGTTGGCATCGATGAGGCGCCCGCCGAGGCCGAGCGTCATCGTGGTGTCGGCGCCGAGGACGACCGACTCGGCTGAGCTGAGGATGTCGCCCGCGAGCCCGTCCATCTTCATGCCCAGGGTGTCGAGGGGCCCGAGCCCCGCGGCGCCTCCCTGGAAGATGGGCGCGCGGCTATAGCGGTAGGCGGTCTTGCCTTCCTTTGTGGCCTTCGTCGCCGCCTGCTCCCAGAGGTCGTTGGCGTAGGCCTGGTAGAGAGGGGAGTCCTTGGTGAGCCCCGCGATGGCCTCGGGCGAGAGGGTGAGCCCTTGCTCGGGGATGTAGGTGTCCGGCAGGAGCGCGGCGGCCCGGTCCGGGTTCTCCGCGAGCGCCTTCTGCACGAACTGCAGCGGGGGCTCGTACACGACCGTGCGGTCGCCTTTGCCCGGCGCGGACGGACGGCGAATCCAGCTGTCCGCCTCGTTGGTCGTGGGCAGAGTGTCCGCCACGGCCTGGTCTGGTGATGGTGGGGGCGAGGTCGCGGCGTCGAGTGACGCCCCGTGCGTCTTCTCGAGCTCGTCGAGCTCAGCTTGCTCTTCTGGGGTGAGAGCCACTCAGCCCTCCGCTTTCTTTTTGCGCAGCTCGGCGAGCCTAGTCTTCGGGTCGACCGCTGCGGCAGTGGCGGCCTTCTCCGTGGCCCTGCCGCTTCGGCTGTAGCGCTTCAGGCCGCCGACCGTGATATCGCCATCGTCGGCGGGGCGCCAGAGCGGGTTGTCTCGCCAGCCCGCGGAGTCCTTCTTGTAGACCACCGTGCCGTCGGGCTTGCCCACGAACACGGGCTTGCCGTCCTTCGTCGCGCCCGCGGCCGTCACTACGTAGTAGTCCTCCGCGTCGTGCTCGGCGTTCATGCCGCGGTCTTTGTAGTACTTGATGGCGTACTGGATCTGCTCTGTCGGGCTCATCTTCTTGAGCTCCTCGGTCGAGGTGCCCAGGCCCTTGGCGATGCTGGGCATGAACTGGATGAGCCCAGTTGCGCCGCTCTTCGGGTTGACCGCTGCCGCATTGCCCCCGCTCTCGACCGGCGAGGTCATCACATGCTTCAGGGCCGCATAATTGAGGCCCGCCTCGTCCGCCTGCCGCTTCAGCTCGGTGTCGAAGTCACCGTCAACCGCAGCAGAGGTGCGGCCAAATTCCTGGTTGGCGTCCTGCTCCATGTTGAAGGGCTTCGCTTCTGAGGCTGCCGGGGAGGCCCCGGGCGCGGCCTTCTTCTTCTTCGAAGCGGCGTACTCGTCGCGCCAGTCCTTGGGCACGGCAATCCGGATGTAATCGCGCATGCCATGGGCGGTGTCCGGGTCCGTGTCTGGCTCGGCCGCCAAGCTCTCCAGGTTGTCCATGAACTCGAAGGCCTTGCGCTTGTCCGCGGCAACGGATTCGCTCAGGAGCTTGACCAAGGTGGCGCGCTGGGCCGGCTCGAGGCCGCCGAAGGCCTCTTTGTATGCGCCGCGCTTGATGCTCTGGATGAAGCTCACGGCAGAGTCGCCGAGCACGCGCTGGATATCCGGCTCCGTCGTGGAGCCGCGCTCGCCCATCATGCGTGAGATTTGAGCGCCGGCCAGGTGGTCATCCCCGACGTCGTAGTTGCCTTTGCTGTCCTTGTTGGTGAGCACGTAGAGGCCGAGCTCGCGCGTGCGTCGGCGGTCGAGCAGGTCATCCATCTGGTACTTGTTGCCCGCCTCTTTGCCGACGATGCTGAACCCGCGCTCGTGGCGGCGGTTCGATTCCTTGTCGGCCAGGCCCTGCGCCTTGACGTCGCTCTGCCCCTTCTGCGCGTCGGCGGCGACCTGGGCGTTGATGATCGAGTCGGGGCTCGAACGCAGAGATTTCATCATGTCGAGGCCCTTGACCGAGCCGAGCGGCAGGCTCTTCACGGCTTCCGCCGTCTGCCCAGCGCTCTCACGGAAAGCCTCCGGGTACGACGCGACCACGCTCTTGAGCGCCGGGTCGAGCGACGCGAGGGTCTGCGCGTGCATGGCGCCCATGTCGATGACGTTCCTGGGAACGGCGCCGGTGTAGTCGGGCTCCGCCGCAGGCTTCGGGCCGAGCGAGCTCGGCCGCATCGACGCGAGCGGGTCGAGTGCCTGGGCTGCCCTCTGGAACTCGGGCTTGATGGGATTCAGGTCGGTGTCGGCGTCTGCCGCGGGCGGCCCCATGTCGGGCTCGACGGCGAGCGGCTCTTGCGCGACGGCCTGCTCGGTCGCCGCTCGCTGCTCGGTGCCGCCGCCGGTGACACGCGCAATCTGCTCGGGAGTCATGTCGGCAGAGGACCCGATACCCATGGGCTCATCGAGCGTGCCCGTGTCGTCCGTGGGGTAGCCGATGGCGCCAGCACCGCGAGCCGCCTCCTCCGGGTCGGGGCCGATGCGGTAGCGAGGCAGCCCGTTCTGCTCCCCCTCGAGCGAGACGGGCACGCCCATTCGGCTCAGCAACGGAACCATGGCGTGCGCGCCCTGCACGTCGCCGCTGCCCGCGAGCTTGGTGAACTCGGTGAGCGTGGCGTTCTGCTTGTCCTGTAGCTCCGCCGCCTGCTTGGCCTGGGCCTCTGCGGCGAGCCGGTCCTGTTGCATCTTCTCGCGGGCCATGCGGCCCTGCTCCTGGGCGTACTGGAGCTTCTTGTCCTCCGCGTTCTGCCGCTTGGTCTCTTCGAACTGCTCGCGCATTAGCTGCAAGCGCTTGCGCTCGAGCGACTTGTCTGAGCCGCTACCCGCCGGGCTGAGCGGAGAGAGCGGCTGCAGCCGCATCAGCATGTCTTGGAGCTGGAGCGCCATTAGCTCGCGACCTGTCGGTAGCCCTCAATCAGGGCATTGATTTTGGCCTGCTTTTCCTGCGCGCTCAGGTTGGCGTCGTTCATGATCGGGGCCAGCTCCGCGGTGGCCCAGTTCTCGAAGTCCGTCTGGGCGGCGGCGTTCATGCCCTCCATGGCCTTGCCGACCATGTCGGCGACCACCTTGTCGCGCCTGAACAGATTGTCGAGGTTCGCTTGCGAGCGCGTCTGGCGCTGGTTCTCGGCGCCCTGCGCCGTGTTGTCGAGGGAGGTGATGCGGTTCAGGTCATCCTGCGAGCCCGTGTGCGCGATGTTGCTCGACGTGGCGAGGCTCTGGTCGCGGTTGTCGTTGGCCGTGTTGGCGGCGCTGTTCGAGGAGTCGTAGTCCGCCCGCGCGTTGTCGTCCGCCATGTCGGCGATGTCCGCGCCCGCCCTCACCCGGTCAATCTGGGTGCGGTCGGCGTTGTTCATTGCGGTGTTGCTACCCTCGTAGCGGCGGGACTCGGCCGTGTCGGCGTTGTTGGCGGCCGAGCTCAGAGCGTTGAGCCCGGCGATGTTGCTGTTCTGTGCGTTGGTCGCCTGCGTGTCGGCGGCGTTGGCCTGGTTACCCAGGATGTCCACGCTCTGGTTCTGCAGCTGGCCCATCTGGTTGTTCAGGTTGCCGTATGTCTCGACGCCCTTCATGTTGGCGGCGAAGGCGTCAGTGCCCGACAGGTCGCCCATGCGCGCTTGGTTGCCGAGCAGCTCTTGGCGGGCGCGCTGCTCCTGGGTGATGGCCATCTGGTTACCGAACGCGGTCTGAGCGCGCTTGGCGTTCAAGTCAGTGATGACGTTGCCGACGCCCGACAGGGCCTCGCTCGAACCGTACACGCCGCGCCCCGCCGCGCCCTGGTTGTAGGTCTGGGTGCCGAGCTGGATAGCCCGATCGTAGTAGGGGTCGGCGGAGTCCGGTAGCGGCATGTCGCCGAACGCCCCCTGGGTCTGGGAGTATTGCCCCGCCGCCAGGTTCGCTCCCGTGTACTGGCCGTTGTCGCCGTAGCCGCTGGCGATGTCGGCCATGTTGTTCTGGCCCTGGGTGCCGTTGCCGATTAGCCCCTGGCTCTGCCCGTACTGGCCCTGCGCGTTGCCGGGGCCCGTATAGCCGGTGAAGTCGTTGTACTGGCCCTGTGCCTGCGTGTTGAACGCGCTGGCGGCTCCGGCGGGCGAGTAGCCCGCCGTCGATTGGCGGGCGTACTGCTCGCCCGCGAACGGGTCCTGGAACTGTCCCGACTGCTGGTTCCAGTACTGCTCACCCTGACCCGGGCCGTCGAGCGAGCCGAGGTTCTGGTTCATGTAGTTCTGCCCGGCGCTCGGCGTCCCTGCTTGGCCGGCGAGGTTGGCCTGCGTGGCGGCGAACGGGTCCTCGAGCAGGCGGTTCTGCGTCAGGTTCAGGGCCTGCTCGCCGTAGCCGGGATTCGTCTGGTCGGTGGTGGCGAGCGGCTTCAAGGGCGATGGCGGCTTGAGGCCCGACGGCATCGTCGACTGGCTGAAACCCGGGACGGAGAACGCCGCCGCCGGGTTCGTCAGGGCGGGCCTCGTGAATTGCGCGCCGGAGGTCGCCATCAGTATCTCCTCGCCGCCTGCGGGGCGGACATCTGGATCGGAGTGGGCCCGGGACCAGGCCTCTGGACGCCGCTCATGAGCATGTCGCGGCGCGCGGCCTCGGCGGCGTCGTATTCGTTCTGCCTGCGAATCTGCTCGCGCTTGGCCCGCAGCTTCGCCTGGTCGGTACCGGTGTAGTTAGCGATGTCGGGGTCGTTGGCGGGCGCCTGACCCTGGGCCATCGCCGCCATCTGCTCGGGCTGAAACGCCGCGTCGGGTCCGTACATCTTCGCCATCAGCTGGTTGCTCGGGTTGAAGGCGAGCAACTGCTGGCCGAGCTGGTTCATTCGCGCGTCCTGCTGCTGGCCCTGGCGGACCTTGGCCTCCTGGGCGAGCTGCTCCTGCTTGGCGATGAGCGCCTTCTCTTCCTTGGTCTTGCCGCCCAAGGCCGCCTGGATGAGGAACGGCGCCGCAGCGGTCGCGAGCTTGCCGCCGAGCTTGCCGCCCTCGGCAAGCCACGAGGGCGCCGCACCAGGAGCTGCCGGCGCTGCCCCCGCTGCCGGAGCAGCCGCCCCAGCTGCGTTCGCTGCGTTGTAGGCGTTTGCGGCTTCCTGAGAGAAGCCAGGCCCCGCCTGGGCTAGCCCTGTCGCCCCGTTGGCGACCTGTACGGCGGGCTCCGCTGACGCTGCCGCCGATTCTGCCGCGGCAGTGCCCGCGTCGCCTGCCGCGATGGAGCCCGTCCCGGCACCAAAGCCCAGAGCCTCTGGCCCGCCGAAGGCCGCGGCTCCACCGGTGATGGCAGCGGGCGCCGCGAGGATGCCGTAGGTGAGAGCCTTGTAACCCCCCGTGTTCATCGCCCGATGGTTCTGCCGCTCGAGCTTCCGCGCCGAGTCGACCATCGCCTGGCTGATGAGCGGGTCGCCCGCCGCCTTGCGGCTGAGCAGTTGAGCGACGGACATCGACGAGTAGTCGGGCCCGCCCCGGTTCGAGGCGTAGTTGGTGTTGGCGGTGCGGGTGGCGTCGGCGCGAGCTTGCGCATGCCGAGCGTCAATCTGCCGCTGCTCCTCCTCGGGAGTGAGAGCGGGGGCCAAGCCCGTGAACGGGTCGACCGTGCCGTCGCCTAGAAAGTCATCATCTCGAGCTGCCACGGTGCCTCACACGTCCAGGGTTAGGAACTGCTCGACGGCTCGCACCAGGAACAAGCCCGCCGCGTCCGGGAACCGGAACCGCCACTGCCTTCGGCGATAGGTGCCGAGCGTGCGAATGGGGATGGTCGGGGCCAGGTTGCCGTCATCGACGCCGAGGTCGATATCGATGGTCGTCCACTCGCTGCTCAAGTCGTCGCGGTAGTCGAGGTAGCAAACGACCCCCTCGCTCAAGGCCTGGGTGCGCTTGAACGTCAGGTACACCGCGATCGACTGCTTCAGGTAATCGCTGCCGCGGTCCTCGAACCCGGTCGAGACGTAGGCGACGATGGCGCTGCCGAGGTCGGTCTCGTTCTCCAGACTGAGCGTGCAGATGGTGCCGTCCGAGAGCCCCACGACGTTCAGGCCGCCGTCCTGGCGCATGTGGTGACTCAGCACCGGGAACATGGTGAACGTGTCGCCCGCGGCGCTGAAGAGCGCCCAGCGAGCCCAGCCGACCCCGGGCTGCAGAACGAGCGTCTCCTGGTCCGCCTCGAAGCGCAGCACCACGCAGTCAGCGAAGCTCTCGCTGTAGCGGTAGCCGTAGCAGTCGCTCGGGGTGGTGAGCTGGTCGAGCGTCGCCTGGATAGCCCCGCCCACGTCCTTCCACTGCCGGCCGTCGCTCGACACGACGCGCGTCAGGTGGTCGAGCCAGACATAGCCGTCGTCGACCTTGACCGGGCTGTAGGCGGCGAGGCAGCCCGCTTCCTTGGTGACGCTCGGCGCGAACGTCGTCGAGCCGTCCGGGGCGAAGAGCTGCAGGCTCGTCCTGCCGAAGAGGAAGATGTCGTTGGTGTTCTCGGCGCAGGCGACGATGCTGTCCGCGCGCGCCTCAGCCGTGAAGAAGCCGGCCGCTCCCGGGCTCGGGTCCCAGCTCTCGTGCGGCGCGAAGCTGACGATGCCCTGCGTAATGTCCGAGTAGCGGACCTTGGTCTGGTCGAGCTGCGTGTCGTTGGCGCAGATGCGGGAGCTGTTGGTGAAGACGTGAGACGCCAGGGGCGGGCAGCCGCCGAGGAAGCTCATCTCGTGGTAGTCGGGATTGGGGTTAGTGAAGTTCGGCGCGCTGAAGGTTTCTGGGCGAATGTCCACCTTGCCCATCTCCGCGCCGCCTGCGATGACGAGCAACGCCTCAGTCTCTGCAAACGTTGGACGAGGGAACCGAGTGGTGGCGATTGCTGCGGGCGTGGATAGCCGATCCTCGTTTGCCGCTCCCGTCCCTACGAGAGTCGCCGTGCCCCCCGCGATGCGGTAGACGTTCCTGCCGGCATTGTGCCCGCCGCCCGAAGCGTTGACCGTAGCCCCCACGGCGTACAGGACGCCTGCGTGGGTGCCGCTCACCACGGCGGTGCCAGTGGTGTGGGCGACGCGCTGCTCGGTCAGGTACAGCCCGAGCACGCCCGCTGCGTCGACGGCAGTAGCGGGAGCGACACCCGTGTACGCGGCGAGGCCGGGGCGCTTTCGGATGACTCCGCGAGCGTCAGCGATGACGTTGTAAGCCTCTGGGCTTCCGCCGCTAATTTCCTCAGAGCTCGTCTCGAGGGTTGGCCCAAACGGAATGGCTGCAGTGGCGACCTTGGCGGCCTTGGCGGCCTCAGCGGGCATACGTCGAGCCCCCTGTTGGCCAGGCACGAGCCGCAGCGGTCGGTACCGAAGCGTCCCATGCCATCACGAGCTCCACTGCGTCGGGTAATAGACCGTGGCCGTCGTCGACGGGTGCTCGAAGGAGTAGTTGACGCAGGCCTTCTTTTTGCTCTCGGCCAGGGCCTGGAGCATTCCGATCTTCTCCGCCGGCATGCTGGAGTCGATGGCGAGGTAGTAGGCCAGGCACCAGACGATGGCGTCGTGCCAGTAGCGTTGCAGGTCCGGGCTCTTGGTGCCGTCGCTGCTCGACCCGAGCAGGCGCGCGGTCTTCAGGCGCATCGTGCCGGCGGCCGAGGGCACGGGCCAGAAGCGGAGCTCGACGGTGGCGCCGCTCCGGAGCGCGACGTAGAGCTGCGGGCGAGTCGAGGTGGAGCCCTTGGTAGTGAGCAGCTGCCAAGTGGCCAGGTCCATCTGCTTGCAGACGAGCTCGCCGGCGGTGAACTTGGTGTCGAGGTTCTCGCTCGGCACAAACATCGCGTCCTCGAACACATCGAGGATGCTGTCGGGCAGCGTGTACTGGCTCTCACCCGCCACGATGGGCAGGTCGTAGAACGCGGTCGTGCGCGCCATGAAGCCCTCGGTGGCCAGGCCGTCGATGATGAGGTCGAGCGTCTGCCGGCCGTGTTCGAGCTTGGGCACCATGTTGGCGCCGCTCAGGCGCGCCTCCACGGGCAACACTCCGGCTCGCTTGTAGGCCAGCAGGATGAGCGTGTTGATGCTGATGGGCGTGGACGGCGTGGACGCCTGCGTCACTTGCTCTCCTTCTTGCGGAGCGCCTTGGTCTGCGCCTCATCGCGCCACGCGCGCATGAAGATGCCGCTGCCGCTCGTCACGGGCAGCAGCTTGAACTCCAGCTTATGCACCAGTCCGCAGTCGCAACAGCCCATGTAGTAGAACCGCCGCTTCGGCTTGATCCACTCGCCGGCTTGTGCCTTCGGGTACTTCCCTTTGAGCCGAGCCATCAGAACCCCGCCTTGCCCACGAGCGTGCCCGGCGAGGCGTACGTCGGGATGCCGCTCGCGTAGACGTCGGCGACCGTGGTGCGGCGCGCCGAGTGCGTGTAGCTGCTCGAGCTGTTGGGGTTGCCGTCGCTGTCCGTGTCCGGGACCGCGCCGTCAGCAGGCGACTGCGCCCCGAGCCGCTGCGCGAGGGCAGAAGCTCGGGCCGCCGTGAGCTCCGCCAGGGTTAGCTCGTCGCGGCCTGGTAGGTCGTTGTCGCAGCGCAGGAGGCCATCGCGGCCCCTGCGCAGCGCACTCCGCAGGTACGGGACCGAGCAGACGTCGCACCTGGATAGATGCTCGCCCTTTCGGTCGACGTTGCGGGGTGTGCTGCGCATCCCATCTCCGTTACGCTGCCACCACCGGGGAGAGCACCGCGCTGCGGCCCGTGGCCGCGTCGCCCGTACGGTTCTCCACCACCAGCATCGTAGCCGCCGCTGCCGCGTCCACCGTCACGCCCGAGGTCGTTGCCGTGATGTCGGTTGCAATGAGCGAGTTGTTGTACCCGATGCAACCCGTCGCTGCCACAGCGCCGACCGTGACGGTAAAGAGCGCCGTGCCGGCGGTGTTGAGCTGCACCAGCGTGTTGCCGAGGATGCGGACGTTCGTTGCAGCCCCCGTTACGGCAATGAGCCCGAGCACGCTCGTGCCCGGGTTGCCGTTCGAGATGTAGTTGCCCGTAATCAGCACGTCATTGACCGCGCCGCTCAACAAGATGGGCGCGCTCGTCATCAGCTTGGTGAGCGTCACGCTGAGGAACGTGTTGCCGAACACCTTGGCGCCCGCTCCGCCGGTGGCGATGACGAGCCCCTTGAGCGCGCCCGCTGTGGCGCTCGCGCAGGTGATGGTGTTGCCCGACAACACGCAGCCGGCGGCGCTGATGGTCATGGGCGCGACGACCGCGTCGATGCCGTTCCAGACCAGGTTCAGGCCGCTCACCGTCACGTTGGCGACGTTGAGCAGGACGGAGCTGGCGGTGGCCGTCCAGGTGAGGGTCGGGTTGTTGGTGGAGCCCGACACCCCGACACCGACGATTTGCGTGCCCGCAACGAGGTTGCCGAGCGAGGCGGCGCCCGCGATGTCCTCGGCGTGTCCCGGCAGCACGTACACGATATCGTTCTGCCCGCTACGACAGCGGGCGAGAGCCGAGTTGAGGTCCCTCACCAGCATACCGGAGGAGGCGAAGTGGTCCTCGCCGTCCTGCGCGCCTGTGCTGCGCACGTAGGCCGCGACGCGGCCTCCGGGTTTCAGCAGGGTGCCGTAGGGCGTGACGATGCCCGGCATGGCCTGGTAGTAAGGCAGGGCCGAGCTGAGGAAAGAGCCATAGGCGTTTGCGAGGAGGGACATTAGCAGCCCTTGCCCTTCTTCGTGCCCTTGGGCGACGGCTTGATGGTCATCGGCAGAGTCGGTTTGGTCTTCTTGGCCATGGTGTTCCTCAGGCGTCGCTAAAGAGCAGTGCGCGGGGGTTGACCCAGCCGCGAGACCACCGCGCGGTAATCGCGTAGTTCATCATCGTCTTGTCCTCGGTGACCCAGGTGTTGCTCTTGGGCTTGCGCCGCCAGAACCACATCAGGCCGAGGTCGGCGTCGGTGATGAGCGCCCAGTTGGTCGTCGAGCTCGTCCAGTACTTGACCGGCACGGGCTTGATGTCGAGGTCGCGGTTGATGACGTTGATGGCGTTGTAGGCGCCCGGCGTCGGGTCCATCGAGGAGCCCAGCACTTCACGCCACACGCCCCATTGCTGCACCGGGAACACGGCCTTCTTCGGCTCGACGCCGTCGATGAGCCCGTCGTGCCCGACCTGCTGCATGAGCTGCGCCGTCGCGATGACCAGCGCCGCCTTGCTCGGCGAGAAGGCCGTGGCCAGCTTGTTCGAGTAGGTGCCGCCGCCCGGCAAGAGGTGCGCGGTGCTCGCGAGCGGCAAGCCGTCGCCGCCCACGAAGCTGGTGTTGGTGGCTCGCACCAGCATCAGCGTCGCGTCGAAGTCAGCCAGCTTCCAGAGCGAACGGTTGTTGCGCTTGGCGGCCATGATGACCTTGTCGTACTTCATGTCTTCCAGCGCTTCGTCCGAGACGATCATGCGCTGGCCGTACGTGCGCGCGTTGAACCGGGTGAGCGGTCCCTCGACGATGGTGCCGACCGGGATGCTCTCGCCTTCGGGCTTCTCGCCCGCCAGGCCTGAGCCCGCTACCTCGTAGTACTCGATGTAGTTGTCGGCCATCGACTTGACGTTGAGCCACTTGGTAAAGACAGCCTTGCTGCCCTCCGAGCCGTGCTCGTCCGTGTCGATGTCCTCGAGCGTTTCTTTGAGCGCGAGGGCCGCGGTGCTGGTGAAAATCTCGCTCATGGTCGGCCCTTATTCCTGGTTTCCAGTGATGCGCCACGGAGACGCCTGCACTTGGTTGAAGACCACTTGCAGCGGCACATTCGCCAGCGTCAGGTCGTATTGGTCGAAACCGCGCCCGAGGCCCACGACCCTCAACTGGCGCGTCTCCGTGCTCTCGGCGAACGAGAGGACCGCCATCGGGTTCGCCTTGGGGTTGTTCGAGGTCGTGTTGATTTGCGTGTAGGAGAACGTGCAGACCGCGTTGATGATGGCCTGGAACTCGGCCTTCGTGTCGAAGCTCGAGCTCGTGGTCGCGGTGTCGATTTCCCAGACACAGCCCTCTACCGGGATGACCTGCACCAGCGTCTGGGCGTTCAGGTTCGAGCCGTACACCGTGCCCGTCGGGTAGAAGGCATTGGGGCGCACCCCGCCGCTGATGAGGACTTGCGGAAAGCCGCTCACGATACCGAAGGCGCGCTCGTTGGCGTCGTCATCGTCGAGCTCGCCGGGCTCCACCAGTTGGAAGGCGCCCGAGTTCATCATGCGCACGGGGTCGCCGATGCTGACGTTGCAGGTCGTGGCCCCCGTCACGTTCGGCGTGTAGCCGCTCGCGAAGAAGCCCGTGTAGGTCTCGGGGGTGTCGCCGCCCCAACGGTTCTTGAGGAACCGAAAGCCGTAACGATGAGGGTTCGCCATTCAATTCCTCGTCAAAATTGCCACTTGCGCCGATCGTCCTGATCGGTGCGAACAGAAGTGATGCCCCTGAACTCGCTCTTCTCCTGCGCGGAGAGCGGGTCAACCTCACCCTTGCGGATGGTGTCCTCGATGCGCTTGGCCCTGTCCCAGCCCCCTTGACCGTCGGCGCCCTTGGCGTCGAGCTCCGCCTTGCGCTCGGCGGGAACTTGCATCAGCACCATGCCCATCGATTTGATGGGGTCGCCCTGCTGGTAGTCCTGGTAGCCGAGGGTCGGGCGAGCCTCGCTCGGGTCGTATTGCGCGATCTTGTAGCCGAGGTGCTTGTAGTAGCCGACGTTGATGGTGGGGTCGTTGACCTCACTCACCCAGACGTAGTGCTGGCTCGGGTCGGCTCCATCGAGGAAGCCTCGGTTTGCCGTCTGCTCTACTGGGCGCGGCGGAGGGTCCTCGCGCTTGATGCCCCGCCTAGGTGTTGCAGCTACCGTCTCTTCCGCCACGAACGCTCCGCTGTCCCAGAAGGACAGACAGGCGGTCGTTGGGGCGACGGCTTGCCGGGGCTAGGTTGTCCCGGCTATGAAAGCATACCCCTAACGAACCGTCAAGTTCGATAGTGCGGGACTATCACTCGGCGGCACGCGGCCCAGTTGGATTTGCTCGCCGGTGTCGGTGATCTCCATGGCTCTACAAAATCTTCTTGTCCCGGAGCTTCTTGCCGGGCCCGTTCACCCATTTGCGTTCAGCCTCAGCCTCGGACAGGTCGGGGTGCGCGGCGTGCGCCATGCGCTTGAAGGCGGGGTTCATCACGATGCCGGTGGCGCGACCGCCAGAGCCAGAGCCAGCCGACGGGAGCCCGGTCATGCGCGCGCGCTCGCCTGCGCTCGGCGCCGACTTTTTGCCGAGCTTGAACGTGGCGAGGGTCTCGTTCATGATTTCGTCGACCAGGTCATTGGTGACGGCCTCGCCGAGAGCCTTGCGCTGCTGAAACCGCCCCTGCGCATAGTTGAAGGCGTTGGAGTTGTTGTACACGTCGGGGTACTTCTGCACCCAGACCTGTTGCGCCTGCTCGCCGCGCATCGAGTGTGCCTTGCGGTCGACGACTTCCTCGGTGTGGATGCGCGTCTTGTCGGACTCAATCTCGCGCGCAATCTGCTCGTAGTGCCGCTGCAGCTCGTCGGTGAACGTGCCCGCTTTGATGTGGGCTTGGGCGGAATTGTAGGCCTCGCTCTGCCGCGCGTAGACCGCGTCGAGCCGGCGCTCGTAGGGGTTCTTGCCGTCATCATTGGCGGGCCGCTGCACGGGCTGCGCCGCGACGTAGCCGCGTAGTTGTGCGAGCTCGGTCTCGAGCTTGCCCTGCTTGTCGCGCAGAGCCGACAGCTCCTCCTTGCTCTGCTTGCCCTCGCGGAGCAGGCCGTTCAGGCGCTCTTGGCGCCGCTGCTTGCGGGTGAGCTGCTCCTCGGGGCTCGCTGTTGGCGAGTCGTCTTCGTCGAGGTCCGCGCCCTGGTTGTTGGCGGCGTCGTCATCAGAAAATGGCACCGCGATAGAGTTGTCGCGGTCACCCTGCATAAAACTTGAATCAGCCATTGCTCACTCCTCCTTGCCTACCAGCAGTCGGCCACGAACACTGATTGCTTCTTGCGCCCGCGGAGGGGCTCGCCGCCGATAACGTCCACCACTTGGTGGCAGTAGCCCGAGTCGTCGCCGAGGTCTTCGATGCGCTTCTTGCCCGCGAGAATCTCCTCGGCGAGGGTCTCGCTGCCGGCGAGGTCCGCTTCGCGCATCACCAGATAGAACATCTCGGTGCCGTCTTCGAGGCGGTCGCAGCGGCGCGCAAAGGGCACGTTCTTGTTGGTCGTGACGATGTGGCCGAGCTCGATGCCGTGGCTCATCAAGCGGTCGGCTGCGGTGAGCCCGGCACTGATGAGGATACCGCGATTGCCCTCCTGCTTGTCCTTCAGCTCGGTGATGCGCGGCCGCAGAATGGGGCTGGCTGCCGAGTAGGTGGCCATGCCCTCGAACAAGTCGAGCGGGAACACGAAGATGCGATCGAAAGCGGCCTGGCTCTTGAAGAAGCCATCGGGGATGCCGTACTCGAGCCGGTGCGCCTCGAGCAGTGGCGGCAAGCGCAGAGCGCCCGGTGGGCTCATGCGCGCGCGAATCATCGCCGTGCGCTTCGCAGCCTTCTCGCGCTCGGTGTCACGGTTGGGGTCAAAGGTGGGCTTGGTCACCTCATCCCAGTTGGTTTTCTTCTCTGGCTCCTTGAAGGGCCAGGACGTCACCTTTTCGGGCTCGCCGATGCTGACCGGTGTCAGCCCCGCGACGCCTTGTCCTCTACTGATGCTCATGGCTTTAGGAACTCCTCGATGAATTGGGCCGCGTCGTGCTCGAGCACTTTGACGGCGGCGTGGATGCGACTGCAGAGCTCGGCCTCGAAGGCGCAGACCTTGATGTCGGTCAGCGTGGCCCCCGCTTCGAGCGTCTTGGCGTGCGCCTGTTGCAGCCGTTCCTGGCGCAAGCGCGCCAGGTAGCGATGCAGCAGGTCGAGGTCACGCATTCGCCTGTGCCTGTCGTTCAATCACGCTGCCTTGGGGGGTTGGGGTTGCGGCGGAGCTTGCGGCTTCGGCTGCGGGGGCTTACCGTTGTCGTTGCCCGGTGGCGGTCCTCCGGTGGGACCAGGCGCGCCACCGGGTGGTGGCCCCATCCCAGGCGGCGGAGCGGGCGGGCTCGTGGGCGCGCCATACATCTGCGGGGCGGGCGGCGGCTGACCGAGCAGACCAATGAGGTCGTAGCGGTTGCGCGCCTCGAGCGCCTTGCTGATGACCATGTGCTTGAAGGCGTAGTTCTGTGCCATCTCGGGCACGGCGTTCGGTAGTTGCACCAAGGCGTCGGCTTCGCTCACGCGCTGGGCGGTGCTCGTGAACTTCAGGTCCGCGCTAATCTCCACGTCGTAGGGGCGATCGTAGAGCTCGCGCCCGACCGAGAACGTTTGCTGCCCCATGGGGCCGAGCGCGGGGTCGTGGTTGTTGACGCTGAAGAACTCCGCGTCATCGAGGAAGATAGCGTTCAGGGCGGCGTTGTTTTCGAGCACCTGAGAGAGGAAGTCGGCGTACTTGGCCGTGGGTACGCTCAGCATCTTGGTCGCCTGCTCGATGCGCGCGGAGAGGCCCTGGGCGGTCTCGCCGCTCTTGCCGCTCTCGCCGCTCAGCACCTCGGGGGTGTTGGTGACGGTATTGCCGAATTTCACCAGCATCTCGATGAGCTGGATGAGCTGGCCGTTGGCCTCCTTGAAGGCGAACGGGATGATGTCCTTGGTGAGGTCGATAGCGCCCTCCACCTTGTGAATCTTGCCCGGCTCGATGGTGAACTTCTCCGGCAGGCGCAGGTCACCCTTGGCGAGGAAGTTGCTGAAGTTGGCGAGCGTGCCCTCGTCGATGAACTGCGAGAGTGCGATATTGGCAGCCTTGTTCTGGGCCGCGTGGATGCGCCCCGTACCGAGCCCGAGGATGCCCTGCAGCGGCTCGATGTTGACGCCGTGAGAGAACATCTGGATGGGCTTGCTCTCCGGCGGGCGCGGCTGCGCCATGGGGTTGCCGTGCATCCAATCGGGCATCTGCGGGTCCGGCGGCGGCGGCATCTCCTCGATGGCGCGCGCCATGATGACGGCCTGGGCGGGCCCATCGCTCTCGGGGTCGAGGCTATGGCCGAGCGAGAGCGCGCTCTGTCGGGTCTCTTCCTGCTCCTGCTTGAAGGCCGCGACGTCCTGGGCTGCGGCCTGGTACTTCTGCATCTGCTGCGTCTCGAACTCGAAACGCCGCTTGTCGTAGGGGTCGATGCGCTCGTGGATGTTGAGCGACAACACCGTGGCTGTCTCGTGGTCGATGATGACCTTGCAGTAGCGGTCGCGCGGCTCCTCGGGCTCGTCCCCCTCCTGGGCGTCCTTGGCGGGCGCAGTGCTCGGCGGCAGGTTCAGCCAGCCCTCGTACTGGATGATGCGGTACTGCCCCTGCTGGTAGGCGGTGGAGTCGACGCCGAGGTTCTTGTCGACCTGCTCGCGCATCTCGCTCGTGATGCTCGACTCGTCCCAGTCGGGCGGCAGGTGCTTGAGCGCCGTGCCGACGTCCTCCCAGGCCTTGTGCATTTTCCTGAGCTCGTGCGGGTCCATGAAGATGACCTTGGCCACCCAGGACACATCCGAATAGTCCGGCATCGTGGAGACGTGCGCGTTGGCGCACACGAACTCGTTGGCCGTCAGAATCTCGTGGCGGTTGTAGTGCCGCTGCGGGTCCCAGTAGCTATGACAGGTGACGTCACCGAACAAATCAAACGCCATGAGACCACGGTGGCCGAGCTGGCGCTTGAAGTCCTTGATGCGCTTGCGAATCTGCCAGTTGCCGTGGAGTGAGAGTAGTTTAGCGGTGCGCTCGTCATCGGGCCCGATGGGGTTGACACCGAAGACGTTGGTCCAGTTGCCGAAGAGCTCATAGGCTTGCCGGTACACCATGCGGATGGTGTTCTCCATGAGGATGGGCACGTGCGCGTTGGCCATGTGCTGCATCGGTGGGCCCTTCGGGTCGAGCGTGCCGGCGAACAGCTTCCAGGTCTCCGCCATGTTCTTGCGGAACGCCTCGGTCGCGGACCAAGCGTTATCGAAGTCGAGGATGCACTTGTTGCTCAGGCGCTTCAGGGCCTGGCGTCCCTCCGGGTGCGCCTTGAACGACTTGACGAGGTTGGGCTCGTCTTCGTTGTAGGAAAACGGGTCCTCGGCGGGGCTGTCCTGGCCCAATGAAAACACGTCCTCTTTGGGCGTGTCCGAGGGCTCATGCTCTGGATGCTCTGGATGCTCAGCCATTAATGTGTTCCCAACCTTCTCGGCAGAGCGCGTTCACGGTCGTAACGTGAACACCAAACTCCACGGCCAGTTCGCCCCGATGAATCCCGGACGCCTTCTTGCGCCGGAGCTCCGCCACTCGCGCCTCTGTTAGCTTCGCGTTCCAATGCCCGGAGCCGCGCTGCGTGCGTCCCTTGCGCTTGGCGTCCCGCATGTTGTCGCCCCGCGAGCCCCAGCTCAGGTGGCTCGGCTCGTAGCAGTTGCGCACGTCGCACGAGTGCATCGCGTCGTTTTTTCCTGGAGGCGGCGGCCCGTTCGCGAACTCGCACGCCAGTCGGTGGACATAGAAATTCTTCCATTTCCCCTCGTGCTTGCAGTTGACCAGACCGTACCCGTTCAAGGTGACGGCGCCCTCCCACAGCACGCACGGCTCACTTGCCATGCTCGGTCGCCTTCAATGCGAGCCGCTGCCGCTCGCGCTCGATGCACCAGATTGCTTTGCGCAGGTCTTCGTCAGCGGTGACGCCCGCCTTCTGCCCGTGCCGCCAGAGGTACTTGATGGCGCAGCCAATCATGCACGTCATGTGCTCGGTGATGGTCACGCACTCGACACCGCTCGGGTGGCTGTTGTAGTGCTCGGGGCGGTCGACGGGATCGAACTCCGGCGCGAGCTTGGCCGCGCTGATGAACTGGTCGAGGCCCGCCATCAGGCTGGCGTTCAGTTGCTGGTCGATGGTGGTCATGCCGTTCCGTAGCCGAATGAGCCCGTGGGTTTCAGCTCAGGCTCATCGTTGTCGTTGTCGGGTCTGTCAAACTCGTGTGCGTCCATGGTGATGCTCCCCTGTCCGCGCGACGCGCGCGCGGCTGCGTAGGCGACGCAGTCAAACCAGTGCTTGAGCGGGCTGTTCTTGTCGGGCACCGTGCTGTCGTTCTCGTCGACCCCGATGCTCGCGAACATCTCGGCGGTCTTGCGGCAGTTGTTGAAAATCATCAGCCCCGGCGGCTTGTCCTTGTCGTAGTCACGCAACCGCTCGGTGATGCGTTCAGCATTGCGTGCGATGCTGGCCTTGTCGGCGGGCTGCCAGTACACGCCCTCGGCAGAGAACACGGCAGCCTTGCTCTTGCCCGAGTCGCCGCGCTCTTCCCAGAGCTGCGTGTCAGCAACACCGGTGAGGCGGCTCTTACGCTCGCGCTTGTTCCAGAAGCCGAAGCGCGTCTCGATCTCGATGACTCGCTTGGCGACCTCCTCGTCCTTCATCAGGCGGAAGTTGAACTCGTAGAACAGGTAGAGGTTCCCGTCCGGGTCCATCGCGAACCAGCCCACGACGCCGTAGGCCTTGTAGCCCCAGTCCATCGCTCGGAACTTGGGCCAGTCGCGCGGAATCTTGAACGGCTCGATGATGTGGACGCCGGAGTTGTAGTCGTCCTCGAAAAACCCGCCCTCTACGCTGTCCCAGTCGCCGTACAGGTAGCGGGCTCGCATGTGCGAGGGCTTGCTGAGCAGTTTGATTTTGTACGCGGCAACGAAGGGCTTGTCGGGGTTGTCGTCGAGCCGAGCGGGCAGAAACTGCCGCGTGACGTAGTCGACCTGCCCCGTCTCGGGGTCGAGCACCTTTTGACGGAAGATGACGTGCCCCTTGGGCTCGGGAGTGACGAATCGCTCTTTCAGCCACCCCGGGGCGGGGTTGCTCATCAGTCGCGAGCGCAGGAGCTGACCGAGCACGGCGTCAGCGCTTCGAACGCGAGCGTCGAGCTCTTCGTACTGAAAGTCCTCGAATTGGCAGGCCTCGTCGAGCCCGAGATGCGTGTACTGCTTGCTGAGGTAGTCCTGGTGGCTGTTCTTCTCGCGGCAGTGACCAAACGTGAACTTGTAGCCGCTCGAAAACGTCCAGCGGTGCAATTCCCTGCTGTAGTCAGCGTCGGGGTCGAATTGCTTGAACATGCGCAGCGAGCGGTCGATGTTTTCGAGCAACTGCGGCATCGAGCGGCGCAGATGCAGCGCGTGGCCCTCGGATTCGCCTTGGCGGATGGGATAGCGACGAATGAGGTCCGCCCAGTACTCCGGCATGCCCTCGGGGATGATTTGCGTCATCCGCGCGTGCTCGATGACCGCCTGGGTCACGATCGGGTCCCAGAGCAGCGTCAGGCTCTTACCGGGACCCGCGGCGCCGCCACCCAGCACCTCATCCGCGGTCGTCTGGTGGAACTTGGTGCTCCACGGCGATGGCGTGTAGAGGGCGCGGTCGAGCACGTCCCAGCCGTAGCTAGCGTTTTTTGCTTGTCTACTCCCTTGTTGCCGGGCGCGTCTTGCGGTTCATCAGGTACCAGATGATGACGTCGAACAAGCCCTCATCGTAGGGCTTGGTCGATGCCTGCACCGCTTCCCATGATTTGAGCGGCTCGTTGCGCTCGTAGGCGCGTAGGGCGCGGTCGGCGTGTAGCGCCACGAGCACTTGCTCTTCTTCGCGGAGGGGCCCAGGCTCGATGACGTCGCGGGCCCACTTTTCGCTCTTCAAGGCGAGGCGTTCCTCGCCGCGGTCCTCGTAGACGATGCGCAGCTCGGGGCCCTGCTGCATGACGGTGCCCTTGGTGCCGTCTTCGAGCCGAATCATGCGCTGGCCGAAAACGAGCTCAGAAGGGGATGTCATCGTCGAGCACCTCCTTGAACGCGACGGGTTTGCTCGCTTGGCGTGGAGCAGGAGCGCGTGCCATGTCGTCGGCGGCCAGCATCAGCGCGGCGCCGACGTCGCGGAGCTCGCGGGCCTTCAGATTCAGCCGTTCCCAGCACTTGCCGCTGGTCGTCGGTTTCTGAGAGGACCAGCGCCAGGAACCATCGGGCGTTTGCCAGTACAGGCGCAGCGTGTACGTCGGCTTGTCCTGGTACATGCCGCGTTCGAGGCGCAGCTCTTCTTTCTTGTCGCCGTAACTGCGATCGAACCTGGCGAGTACGTCGGGGTCTTCGAATGCCATCCCCATGCCGTAGCTAGCGCGCTCGGCAGGTCAAGCTCTCTAGTCTCCCTCGTAGCCGCACCAGTTGCAACGGCCCTGGGTTTCCCACTCCTCGCCCTGCGTGAGGTCTTCGTCAAACTCCGGGCAGAAGTGCCAGCCTCCCTGTGTCATCTCAGCGGGTGTGAGCTCAGCCGTGCCGCGATAGATTGCCCACCAACGTGCATCCCCTTCCTTCATGTTTCGAGGTCTCGCACCTCGTAGACGACGGGGCCAGGGTGTTCGTTACTCGTTGGGGCAGGTAGGGCAATGCGCACGTTCAGATTGTTCTGTGTGAGCTTGGCTCCGCGGATTGCGCGACCGCGGGTGATGCCGACCTGCACTTGTGCCGCGAGCTTGGCGCCTGCGGGAGCGATGCTCGCCGGCAGCCAGCCCGCTTTGGCGATGATGAGGCGCTGGCGAGCTGCTTCGAGCCCATACTCCTCGACCCACGCGGGCGGCGGCTCCTCCTGGTCGTGCCTCACCTCGGCAAACGAGAGGTAGGCGTTGACGACCCCCGCGGCTCGCTCGTAGATTTCGTTCTCCAGCTCCTCGATGCGGGCGAGGCGCAGCTCCTTCTGCTTCTCGTCCTTCAGCTCTTTTCGGAGATAGAACCCCTCGTACATGTCAACCAGAATGACACACCGGCCCGCAGGTGACGAGCGAACAGTGGTGCCCGCGCGTGCAGGGGTTACCAAAGAGCGGGTTTGGGTGGTGGAGCTGGCCCGCTACCTGCGCCAGAGAGTGGGTGTTCTGAAGAGGTTCGCGAAGCGCGAGGGGCTACTGCGGCGAGCGACGGGGCACGGGGTGAGCAAGGCCTGGTACGTGAGCCCGTACGGGGCGCAGCGCATCATTGCCTACATCAGGGCCATTCAGGGGGATGCGTACCTACACGGGCAGACCCCCCTCGAGAGGACCGAGGGCAACGCTAGGTGCAGGTTACGTAAACAGTTGCTACTGGCAGGTGTTGCTGCTGGGCACACTGAGCAAACAAGCAGCCTTGCTAGGCGAGCGGCCGAGACGGAAGATAAGCGCCAGCGAAGCGCCTGCGCGACATCGTAATCGCCGAAACCGCGGTGGTGTCACCCTGGTCTGCACCGGCGATGTGACAGGCTCGGACAGAGCCGGTGAGGGGATGCCTTGACGTCGTGCGTGACGACGTGCCAAAGGGGATGAGCCTGCGCGTCTCCATAACCGGGACGTCCAGCAACTTCACGGGGGAGATGCGCGGGCACCAACATTGGAGGGAATGTGAAGATTAGGCCGGCCACGCCATTCATGAGCCTGGGCCAGTCGATGAAGCACGTGCGCGAGATTGGCAGCCGCGCAGAGCTCATCGCGTTCCTCGATGAGGAGTGGCTTCGCGGCGGGCCCGTGACGGACGAGAACGTCACCTGCATCAAGTGGGGCGACGGCATCGACGAGCGCATTGGCTGGGATACGCACCTCATCTGCGTGGACGGCAAGGCTGCGCTCTTCAGTGACGGGCCGCTCCCATGAGCAAGCCCAAGCTACGCATCGAGCTGTTCGCGCATTGCGCCAACTGCAACAAGCAGAAGCCAGCGAATCAGTCGCCATCAGAGTGGGCGCGGCTCGATGCCGGGCTGACGAGCGAGGGCTTGCAGGTGTGGTGCAAGCGTTGCCGCATGGAGGTTGCGCACTTCACGCCCGGCGGGCTGCAGAGCTTGCTCGAATCGGCCCCGAGGTGTGACTGCTGCCCCGGGGGCAAGCATGTGAGGCCTTCGTGATTCGCGGCATCAACGCGCAAGGCTTCATCGTGATAGGTCTGACGCGCAAGGAGATCGAAGGACTTCTCGCGGGCAAGGTTTGCTGCTTTCCAGCAGGCAAACCGTCGCCCAATAGCCCGCACATCTGCGTGCACTTCGGGGAGACCAATGCCGACGCAGCCGCAGCTGTGGAGCGGTCGTTTGGTGATGACATGCCCAGGATTGCGGACCTGCGCACCAAGCCGAGCGGCGAGGACAATTGAGGCTCACCCGCTGCATAGAGGACGACCCGGGGCTCGCGGGCCTCGAGCAGTGGATGCGCTCGCTCGGCGACGGGTGGGAAACCGTGCTGGTGGCGCAGCAGAAGGCGATGTTCCCGTATCTGTGCTGGTGGGAGCGCGAGGCGTTCTGCGTGAGGCTCGGCTTCCAGTGCACGATGTGGAGCGCGACCCATGACGACTGTACGCCGCTGCGCTTGCGGGGCCCGCTCGAGGTGATGGTGCGACAGGCGTGCCCCTACCTCTGCACGGGCTGGGAGGTCTTCGCGACGGCGACCTATGACGGCAAGGCCACGCTCGGGCTGTGCTGGGTGAAACCATGAGTAACCCCGAATATCCCAACGATGATTGCGTTCAAGCGCTGCGCGGCACAGTGGCTCTGCTGCTGAAAGAGCAGCCATCGCAGCAAGACTTGTGCGACAGCATCATCGAGGCGATGAACGCCATCTCGGAAGCTGGAATGAGCCGGGACTGGAGAACTGTCGCGGCGAATGCCGGCACGATGGCGTCTTTGGCGCTGGTGCTGCAGCTCGATGCGATGGTGCGCATGCGCCAGAAGGGTCCTGCGCATTGAGCTGCCCCGATCACGGGCCCGATGTGGTGTGCGACAGGGAGGAAAAGTGGACCGACTCGCAAGGCTTCCCGCACAAGACGGAGCTCGCCAAGGGGCAGCGCGCAGCGCGGCACTGTTGGCGCTGCGGTCTGCTGTTCTTCAAGGGTGAGAGCTGCTGCGAGGAGGCGAAGTGAGTAACGCCAAGGTGAGGCACCGGCGCAGGCGTCGGGTGGCAAAGCACGTCCGCAAGGTGCTGCTCTTCGCGATCGGCGAGTGGCGCTGCCGGGTGGAGATGCGTGACACCTACGTGCTCCGGTATCCCTGATTGACGAGGGGGCGGTTTTAGCGATGGGCCCGGTGCGAATTGTGAGAATTTTCTGATGGCAGACCGGGCGGAGCGCAGGCGGTTGGTGCGGGAGATGGAAAAGCGGGCAGCAAAGCGCCCCGCAGAGCTCACTCCCGTGCCAGAGCACGATTGGCCCGGGGCGAGGGGCGGCGAGCGCCCTCTCGCTGTGTGGCTGAGCCGGGTGTACCTGGTCGCGCTCTACTCGGCGCCATCGTTTGGTGAGGTGGAGGTGCGGCGGCTGTCGGTGAACCGCACGACGGTGGACAACCGCGGCGGGTGGAGCCAAGACATCCCCCGGGAGGACCTGCAGCGCATCAAGCGTGAGACCGGGCACGGCGGCTGGTACGGCATCGAGGTGTACCCGTGCGAGCAGGACGTGGTGAACGTCGCCAACATGCGGCACTTGTGGCTCTTGGCGGAGCCTCTGCCGATTGGTTGGTTTTCCGGCCCGACTGATTTGGTGTAAAAACAGGCTCTATCTGGAGTGGAGGGGGGCGGACGCGGTCCCCGGTCTCGGCCCAGGGGGGTACCCGGGCGCCTGTACGCACACGCAGGGGCGCGCACACGCGCAGGTGCACGCACGCGCACGTACGCATGCGCAGGTACACGCGCGCAGCTGCGCGCGTGCGCACGCAACGCGCGAGCATCCCTGCTCAAACGCGCACTGAACTCCCCCAGCCCAGCCGTTTCCACTGAACAGAGGGGAGGAGCTGTCCCGAAACGGCGAGCAAAGTGAGCGCCCTCCCCCGACGGGGCTTGCACGGGGCGCCACCCAGGCTAGGTTGGGGTTGTCACAGCGTCGCAACCGACGGCGCCACACAGGAGACAGACCATGCAAACGCCCGCCCAAAACAGCGCCTTCAAGCCCGAAACCGCCCCTCACTCCCCCAACTGCGTAAAGGTTTACGCACCGAACGACTCCACCGTCCGGCCTGCCGGTAAGTATTGGGTCGTGGTCGATGAGTCGCAGTGCCAGTGGGATTCCAGCCGCTGCTACGTCTATCGCAACGGTACCTTGCTCGCTCAAGGTCACGGCCGCACTGGTCGCGACGCCTTTGCTGAGGCTCGCCGCAACGTGCGCATGGCTCGCCACTGCGCTCCAAGCGGCTGGGGTCACGCCGGCTAGTGAGCTCCCGGTAAGGCTCGCGACTGGCAACGGTCGCGGCCCTTGCCGGGCACTCACGCCCGAGAGAGACACCCCAATGCTCCGTTTCACCCGCCCTGTACTGCTAGCCCGCCTCGAATGGCTCAGCGACGTCGCTGCGCGCACCACTGCCGACGCTGACCTCACAATCCTTGACGCCCGTTGCACCATGATCGTCCGTTACTGACTCCGCGCCGTTGGGTGCACTCCCTGCTCTGTCACCCGCTAGTCCGACCGCCTGAGGGCACGCCAGCACACGCTAGCGCGCCCGATTGACGGCCGACCTGGCCCCAACAGAGAGACACGACAATGACCCCGGACACCCTAGTGACACTGACCAAGGCCGACCGCGATATCTCCCGAGGTTTCGACGCTGGCAACTACGCAAGCGCATACCAGACGACCGACTACGCGCACGCTATCGCGTCGCTCAGCACGGCTCGCACGCCGGAATACGTCGCAGCGTTCACGCTTGGTTTCCTTAGCTCCCTCGAGATGGGCGAAAGCGAGCATGAGGCTTACAGCGACGCGCTCGCGCTCGTGGGCGACCGCGCTAGGGAGCTAGGCATCGCCGTCGATTGACCCGCCTATCCCGCTCGCCACTGCACTGCAGTAGTGAGCGGCAAGGTGCGCCAACGGCTACCAGAACAGGATACCCAATGAACGCAGCGACCCTTACAGACAACGACCTTGCGGGCGACGATACGCACACCCGCATGAGCTATGGCGAGATGCCGGACCGTGACCTCTTTAGCCGTGCCTTTGATGCACGTTGCCCGGACGGTACTTTCTCGTTCGGTAACGACCCGTACGTGGGCAACGACACCTTGAACGAGTCGCAACTGTGGCGCGAGCTGCAGACTCAGCACGCTACGCGGGAAGCCGGCGAGCATCACGCGGAATGCCCGGGCGATGGCGAGTGCACTAACAACGGCTCGCAGCGTTGCCCCGGCGAAGCGGCTGGCGACTGGTGCTCGTGTGTGCTTGGCATCCTTGGCTTTGAGTGGATCTAATCGCCTAGCAGGGCTCGTCACACGGGTGACGGTCCCTACTCGGCCGATTAGAGCCAGCAAAGGAGAGCATCATGCAAGCCTCAGTCACGTTTGAGACGGTTACTCCAGAGTCGTGCGAGCAGGGCGACTTTGCCGATCACGGTTGGATTGCTCCGAACGAGTATCGCGTCAGCCTAGGCAAGGCTGGGCACGCCTACAGCAAGCGCGTGCGCATGGCACAACGCGGCCGCTATGACTGGCGGCTGGGCGATGCCGTCCGGTTCATCCTTGGCAAGCTCAGCAACGGGCAATCGGAGGTGGACGTTGACGTGCGCACGGGTAGTGACCGGCTACCGTTCATCTGGTCACTTCGGGTGACAGTCGAGCGCTGCCAAGAGGACGAGCAGTGCAACGAAACCGTTGGCTACGACCTGCACCTTAGCGGCCTGTCGCAAGGCACTGCGGACCGACTAGAGGCGTTGTTTGTGCGCGCCGGGTGCCGCCTACCGTTCGCCCGCTCGTCCAGCTTGCGCCGCGTTGGCTAAAGCTCCGTTCGGGTCCGTTGCATCCGTGCAATGGCCCCGTGCGGCACCTTAAGCCGAGAAAGCAGTATCATCGATGGCACACACAGTTAGCACGGGCTGGCGGCTCGTTACGCCCGGGGCATGCCCCGAATGCGGTTCCGATGGTGACTACGGATGCAACGGTAACGGCGTGGTCCTCTGCTCATGCTCGCCAGAGTTTGACGAGTCGTTTGACTCGACTGAAGCGGTAAAGCCGGAAGCGCCCGCGTATCACTACACGGTAGGAGGTGGCTCCGTTGGCTGCCTGTACGACTACGGGCCGCAAGCGTGTGAGACGCTAGACGACGCGATCGACTCGCTCGACCAGATATACGACCTGGCTACGGACGAGCGCAACCAACTGCGCTGGCACAAGCACCTTGCCTTTGACGCTACTCCAGGGAGCGCGCTCGACACTACGCACGACCCGCAAGCGTCGCGACGTGAGGAGGCTGGCGCGGACTATTGCGAGATTGTCGAGCAAGCTGGCCCTTGCCCTGAAAGGGACGAGTCGTGAAGCTATCAGAGGACACGATTCGCCGCACGCGCCGATGGTTCGCTGACAACGCGCTCGCGTGTGCCGCTGACGCAACGGCGGGCGTGTTTCGAGTCAATGACCTTGCCGCATACGTTGCGAGACGCACGCAAGATGCGGCCGACGCCTTGGCGGGGAAGTGGGATCACACTTTCACGTTTCAGCAGAGAGCCGCCTACATGCAGACCGGCGAGTGCGTGGCCCTGCTTAGCTGACCCGTCCGCTTTGCCTCACCAGCCCTGCTAGTGAGGCACGGCGAGCATTCAGCTCGAGAGAGAGACAACGACAATGGCCGACACGACCTACAACGGTTGGACGAATTGGGAGACCTGGCAGATTAACCTTTGGCTCGACAATGAGGAGCCGCTGTATCGGCGGAAAGTAAGCTTTCTGCGCAGCGTAGTCGCGCCAATAGCTGACCTCGGCGTAACAGATGCCCTGATTGGCTACGTCCAGCGCTGGTGCGAGTCGGTTTTCCCCGACGGGACGCCAGATATGCGGGGCGACGAAAAGGAAACGGTCAAGGTGCAATGGGCCAGGGTCAACTGGACCGAGATAGCCGAGCACTTCGTGGCCGAAGTCAAAGAGTACTGACCCGCCCACACAGCGCCTCTCACCGGACGGGCGCTGTAGGGTGTGCCAGAGCACGCCAGAAAAGAGACACTGAGCCATGACCGGAATCATCTTGCTACTCGGCCCGCTGCTAGCTCTGTTCGCGGTGTGCCTGTTCTTTGCGATGGCCGTAGCCCTCTGGGAGGCCTTGCCGTCTCTGATTGTGATCGCGGTGTGCTGGTGGATGCTGCAAGCGTTGGGGTGCCTATGACGGACGACCAAATCCGCAAGCTCGAGAGCGAGGCGTTCGCGGCCGGAGATGCTCTCATGGGCTACATGTGCCGGGTAGCCCTGGGTGCCCAATACACAGTGGTCGAGCTCAATGACGAGTCGTGCTTGGACGCGGGCGAGCAGCGCGAGATTGCCGCCCTGGACCGCCAGAGCGCGCGCGAATGTGTGGCCTCTGCCATCCGCAATGCGGAAGGGAACACCCTATGATGCGCTTTCTCGGTTTCCTGCTTCTGCTTGCCCTCACCTACACTGTGGGCCTAGATGCAGTCTTCTCCGTGCTCGACTCGGTCGATGCCACCCTGAAATCTGCCTACGACCATGCCCAAACGACCCGTCCCGCCAACAGGCACCATGGCCGCTAAGAAGTGGTCGGAACATGCCGAGGTCATGCGCCTCAAGGTGGCCGCCGGCAAGGCGCTGGCGGCCCTCGAGGCCAAGCAGTCCAAGCGACCCAAGCGCAAGCGACCGGGGCGCCCACCGTTCGCGCCTACCCCGGGAAGGCCTCTCACTGCCCGCCAGAAGGAGTTTGTCGCCATCGTGGCCCGGGTGTCCGCCAAGCTCGGGCGGCCGCCTAACGCCGTCGATATGGCCCACGAAACGGGCCTCACTCGCTTGGGCGCCCGCCGCATGCTCAAAACGTGCGAGGCTCTCGGTCTACTCCAGGACAAGCCGCTGATTATTTCGAGCGGCCAATGGGAGCTCACCGAGACTGGCCTGGCCCTGCTCGAGGAGGAGTGAAACGCAGGCCCGAGGGGGGCCTGCCAGAACGCCTCTGATTGCTCGGGCTTGGTTGGGTCGCCGTGCTCCTCCCAGAGCATGCTTCCCGCCATGTAGCCGCCATCGCAATTGCAGCGGCCGCCGTCTACCAGACCGCAATCGCTCTTGCCGTCCGGGTCTGCCTCGTGGTGCAGGAGCGCCGTTGCTATGGGCTTGAGCATCGGGTCCGGAAGCGGACGCTTCACGTTGTCCGGGTACTCGCAGGCCAGTACCATCAGGCTCACTGCGCGTGGCCCATCGCTCACGGCGTACCACCATTCCCCGCCGCTGATGCCGTGGTCGCCCTTCGGGTCGTGCTGGCAATCGCGCCCACCTGGCCCGCAGTTGAAGCCAGGCCCCGTTCCGCTCTCTCGCTTCATCATTGCTTGAACTCGTCCGGGCGCAGCGGCTTCTCGCCACGCGATACCGCGTCATAAATGACTGCTCCCAAGCAATCGAGGGCACACGCGACCAGCTGGTTCAGGTCGTTCGTGCGCACCGTGCCCGCGTCCATGCGCTGGCGCACCTCGAGCAAGCCCGTGTACAGGCCATTCAGCATCTGCTGTTTGGAGTCCTTGCCCCTGCGCGTCGTCGCGAGGTGGTGCGCGACGGCTTCCTCGAGAGCTTTCGCCCAAGCCTGCTCTCGCGTCATCACTCGCCCCTGTCTGCCGCTTCGAGCGCGAGGGCTGATTGCACTGTGGGCAGCTCGAGCCAGGCGTCGATTTGTTGCCACGTGCTCGGCTCGACCGTCGACGCCTGGCTAGGCGCATCATCGGCGATGGCTTGCTGCAAGAGCCTGGCCGCTTGCCGGATGCACTCGCGTAGCTCGCGCTCGTTGCGCTTGCCTTCGAGCGCAGCGAGCGCCCAGGTCTCCGCCTCTGAGTACTGCTCCTCCATCACTCGCCCCCGAATGCTTTGCGGATAGCCGCTTTGACTTCCTGGGCTACCAAGGCGCGCACGTACTCCTCGAGGCCACTGAGCGCCACGGTGGGCATGGGCGGAAGCGGACCAGCGACACTGACGGGGCCACTCGCAGGCGAGCTGACGAGCGTCTTGGCTGACTTGGTGGGCTCAATCCCGTGCCGTTTCTTATACTGCATCACCCAGGTCGACACGTTGGCCTCTGAGGTTTTGAACTCTCTGGCCGTTTGTGAGCCCGCCCCCGTGGCGCGTCCCGTGATGCCCTTCTTTGCCGCTTGCTCGGTGAGCTCGAGCCATCGGGCGACGATCTTCGCCTTGTGCTCCACCGGGAACCGCTCGCCCTTCTTCTTCGCGGCCATCTCAACAGGCTCCGGCGCGGGCGGCTGAGAGGGCTGCGTCTCGGGTTGAGGAAGCAAGGGGCGCGGGAAGGGGTCGGCGGAATGCCTCGAGGTGATGCCGCGCTGTCTCTCCGGCTCGGTCGAGCTGTCCGATACGGCCGAGATGCGCGGCGCCTCTAAGGGCTCCCCAAGCTCTTCTGCCAAGTCCGCAAGCTGCTCGCGCTCGAGCGCTTCCATGGGTATGAGCCCGCGCTTGCGCACTACGGTAGGCTCTACACGCTCCTCGGGTTGCTCGATGAAGCCGCGATCGGGGCGGCTCGGCGGTGGTGGCCTTCGCGGCACTTCCGCTAAGCGGAGCTGCGCTCTCCAGTTCATGGTTTATCTCCTTCATTGCATTGTATCTCATGACGGTCTTTCTTTCGACGATGCAGGCTCGGGCCTGCAGTGTTCGCAGTCGAGCGTGGCCTGTAGGGTTGCCGCCGCGCATTCGAGCATCGCCTGGGCAGCGATGAGCTCGCAGGCAGCTCCGCCGAGCTCAAAGATATGGCTCGGGGCGTCGAGCGTCTGGGCGATGGCGCGCACGGTCCGCGGCAGCTCCTCGATCTGCTTGATGCAGTCCCTCACCATGCCGAGCACGGTGCGGGCGCTGAGCAGGGCCGGGCCCACCTCGCGCAGCTCGTCGATGAGTTCCTCGGTCTGCTGGCGCGCGGCTTCCCTGCGTGGCTCCGGGATACTGTCGGCGACCGCCTGCATCTTGGCGCGCAGCTCGTCGATGACCGCCTCGGTGAGCACGCCCGCGGGTAACTCTAATTTGAACGACTTCATTTCCCGAACCCCTCTCTGATGAGCCAATCGGCGTGCTTTTCTTGCGCCAACTTGCGGAGCACCAGGTCCATGAAATGGACTGAAATCTCACCCGCCCGCACCCGCTCGAGCAAGAGCGCGACCACGCCTTTCACCTCGTAAGCATCTGCCTCGGTGAGATGGCCCTCGCTCGTCATCCGCTCGAGCACGCTCGCGCCCTCCCCTACCGCCCATTGCTTTGCTGCCTGCACCCGGGACCCCTTTGCTGAAACCGCCCAGGGACACCCCCCTCGGCAGAGCGTGCCATTCCGGCACAGCCCACTGGTAGGTGTCAAGGGGCCATCGCGGTGTCACGGTGTCACCCCTTGGGCGGTGGTCGGCAGCGACGGTGCTCCTTCCCGTATTGCTTGCAGACCGCAGCGGCCATCGACAGCGAGCACGGCAGCGCCAGCACATAGCGGTGGCCGCAGTGCATGCAACGGCAGACCATTTGCTCTTCGGGGGCGAGCGTGACGGTGGGGCGAGGCCCCGCAAAGTCGATAACGACGTGGTCCTCTTTGCCTGCGCGGGCGTCAGCCATTGCCTGCCATGGCATGCACGGACGCGCGGGCGTCGCGATAGAAGCGGCTGCTCGCGACGGCCATCCGTTCGATCATCAACGACAGCTCTTCCTTGCTGTACGTGCTCACAGCACAGCCTTCTTTGCTTTGCTCGTGGGCTTCAAGCGGATGTATGTGACGGGTTTGGGCGCGAGATAGCCCTTTGCTTCGAGCCTGCGCAGATATCCCTGGGCGGTGTTGCTGTTTTTGCTGCCCATATGCGCGGCAAGCTCGCGCAGCGTCGGTGGTACGCCGTGTTTTTCGAAGTGCAGCGTGTAATAGCGCAGCACTTCCTTCTCGCCGCTCGTGAGCTCCATGTTTTCCATGGTGGAAACCATAGCACGAGTGGGTTTGCACACCCAAGGGTGAAGGGGTAGTGTGCTCCCCTGTGAATGACCTACCTACATCGAGAAAAAAAGCAAGTGCCATTAAGTTACACAGTGACGCGCCGCCACGCACTCGTCATACTCCTGACGTCCAGGCGCTCGGGTGGTTGAAACCCTGGAGCGCGTCTACCGATGGAGAGGGTGAAACATTGACGAAGCGCGAGTTCATCGAGCAGTTGCGTGGTGCCCGTCGCCAAGCCCGCGAGCTCGAGCAGACCTTCGACCGTCTGCTCGAGGCGGCAGAGACGCCGGGCAACGATACCGAGGAATGGATCGACCAGGAGAAGCCAGGCGGGCTCGGCCCGCGCCGCCACTGTGCCGCCGTGCGTCGTCGCCTGGCTGAGAACAAACCGGGGGCCGCCAAGATTGGCCGCCGGTTTCTTCTGAGCCCAGCGGCCTACGCCGAGGAGCGCGGCTTCATGGGCCAGGCCCAGCTCGCCCGCTGCGTGCCGGCCCTCAGTGAGACCGAGGAGGACGCCGCGTACAAGGCTCTGGTGGCGAGCGTCGAGTCGGAGTGAATCGTTGATGGCAAAGAATCCCTACTTCATCCGCCTGCGTGTGCGGGGCGACGTGCGCCTCGAGTGCTCGGCTCCGTCGTCGCTCACGGTGCTGCAGCTCGAGAAGCGCAAGCGGGACCTGGCGCTCTTGCGCAATGACCTCTTGCCTCTCGGCGACAACATCAAGGTGCGCAGCCTGCTCGAGCTCGTGTGCAAGGCCGAGACGGCCGAGGCCGCCGCGCTACAGAGCAAGCTGGCTCTCCGGTACATGCGCGAGCAGAGGGAACAGGTCTCTCGCTCGGTGAGCGTGCCAGGGGTTCCGACGTTCCAGCAGTTCGCGACGTTGTGGGTGACCAATGCCCTGGCCGCCGACCCGAGGTACGCGGCCTACAAGAAGAAGCTCACGCACTCGGCCACCACGCGGCGCACCAACCCTTCCCTGCTCGCGCCCATCAACCGTGTCATTGGCCACATTCCCATCACTCGTTTGACGGAGGCGGACTGTCGACGCGCCGTGGCGCCGGGCAACCTGCCCGAGAAGGCCGAGAGCTCGAGCAGCGTGCGGGCCTACTACCAGATACTTCAGACCGTGCTCCGGGTCGCGATGAGCCCGTGCGGTCTGCTCACGCAGAAGCAGTACCCGTTGCCAGTGATCGGGTGGCTGCCGCCCATTGGCACGCCGCCGTCCTATCCCATCATTTACCCCCACGACATGGCGCGGCTACTCGGCAACGGCGATATCCCGCTCTGGAAGCGCGTGCTCTACGGCATGGCCCTCTCCGAGGGGCCCCGCGAGGGCCATCTCTTCCGCCTGCGCTATAGTAACATCGACTTCGCCAACGAGATGCTGACCATCGGCATCGGCAAGAACAACGCCAACGCTCGCACGTGGGCGATGCAGGCGGGGGTCGCGGGCGCGCTCTTGGCGCTCGAGAAGGCCGATGGCAAGAAGGCCGCCGACTTCATTTTTCCTCAGCTCACCCCGGACCAGAAGCTGAAGCTAGCCAAGGGCATCCGACGGGACCTGATCGCCAGCGGGGTCACCGAGGAGGTGCGCCCGGACCTGTTCGCGACGGGGGACGGGCAGGAGCCGTTCCGGTTTCAGGACCTGCGCCAATCGTTCGTGGCGTGGGCTCTGGCGATGGGCTTCACCGAGACGCAGGTCATGGCCCGCACCCAGCACACGACCAGCCAGGTCATGCAGAAGCACTATG